TCTACGTTAGCGCATGTGATTCTATTAATTTTTACTAGTTTGTCAGCTGAAACTGTCATTAAAGTTGTAGTCGTAGTAGCTGTTAGAGCAAATCCTACCGATTCACCTTTAATTGAAGTTACTGATACTATATTCGGGTTAGCCATAATTTACTCCTTTTTATCCAAAAACGATCGCCATTGCAATAGCTTTTCCTGTTGAAATACCAGCATCAGCAAAGCTCAAAGTTCCTGATCCATTGGATACTAGCGCTTGTCCTGATGATGTAGCATCTGCAGTAGGTAAAGTAAAGCTCAAATTAGAGCCTATTGTTCCTGCTTTTAATTCTATGTAATTAGTTCCATCATCGGTATCTTCGTTAAATCTTAGTGTAGCAGCTCTAGTAGCGTTTCCTACTAGGTTTACGACACCACTTCCGTTAGGGTTTAAATCAATATTAGCATTTGAAGTAGTCACAATATCTTGACCGTTCATGTCAAGATCACCACCTAATTGTGGTGTAGTATCTTCTACTACGTTAGAAATACCTAGAGGCACCTCTATCATATCAGGGTTTGTTCCATCATTAGCAGATGCAAAAATTATTTTAGTTCCTTTATCTGTAGCTCCAAACGTTACAGAATCACCTGATCCTGAAGCGTATTTAAATTCAACTGTGTGAGAACCTGATGATGTGTTTTTTAAAATGTAAAATGTTTCTACGTCAAGGGGAACTGTCACAATTCGATTACCAGAAATCGTTCCAGTAAATTCAATCATTCTGTGTTGAGCTGTTCCAGTTGTGTTTCCATCAACAACTGTTAAAGCTGTTGTACCCGCTCCACCAGCTATATCTTGTGCATTATATCCACTAAATAATTGTGAAATTAAACTTAAGTTTGTATTAGTTTTTGTACCCCACGTTCCGGCGTTTTCACCGGTTGCTTGAAGTTCTACACCTAAAGGCGTAAATGTTGATGCCATATTTTATCTCCTATGCAGCGTCACTATAACTTGTATTTGATCCAGTTGCAACATCCGAATATGATGTATTCGAACCTGTTGAAACATTACTATAAGAAGTATTTGAGCCTGTGTCAATATCTGCGTAAGCCTCAATACTTAATGTAGATACAGAAGACGTTATTTGTTGGCCTGTAAGCCCCATAACTTGATCTGCAGGTGCTAAAGTGCCCACAGCAGATGTAAATGATACTCCGGTTAAACCCATTACGTCAGCAGGCGATATTGACCCTACACTGACTGTAGCAGAAACTCCTGTCACAGCTACAACTGGGTTAGAACTTATATCTACAGAACCTACGTTAGATGTAAATGAAACACCTGTTAGTCCCATTACATCAGCCGGAGATATTGACCCCACAGCTGAAGTAGAAACCTGACCAGTTAATCCCATGACTTGATCAGCAGGATCTAACGACCCAACTGCAGATGTAAAGGATTGACCAGATAATTCAAAAGTAGCACTTATTACGTTTGTTACTGATCCAACACTAGCAGTAGAAGATACTCCCGTTAAACCTATAACGTCCGCAGGATTTAAAACAAATTGTCCCCAACCTTGTTCTTGTCCCCAACTTGAATCTCCGTATGAGGATCCTACACTTACGTTTGAAATTATTGCGTCAGGTGCTGTTAATACAACTATCTCATCTCCTACATCACCCCAAGTTGATGCAGCATCATTGTAAGGATCTGCTCCCCAACCTGTTGCTATTTTAGTATTTTCATTCCAATTGGCTTGGCCCCAGGTGAATCGACCCCATCCTGTAAGAACATCGGACATTGCGTCCTCCTTATGCCAATCTTATGATTGCGTTTGTAGCGTCTGCTGTAGGAAATTGTATTGTGAAAGTTCCGCTAGTTACAGTTTTATCTCCACCAAAAGCTATGACAGCACATGCAGGATCTCCTGTTGCTGTGTCATTGTATATTAATGCACCGTTAGCAGTGAATGTAGCATTTGTGTAAGTAACCTCTCCAAAATCACAAACCGCAGTCGTTCCAGATGTTGTTGGAGTCACACTTGTTAACGTTGCGCCACCAGATGTATATGCTGTTCCAGATGTGTTTGTAATTTCGTTTGATGATGAAAAAGCAGTTGTGCCAGCCCCTAAAGTTGCAGAGCTAGTATATAAGGCAATTTTAAAAGTGTTACCTGTTGTTGCCGTAAAATTGTGAACTCCTTTTAAAAGTTCTACTTTAAAACTTGTACAAACTGCCGATGTAATTGCCATATTTTATCTCCTATGGGTTTGCTGAGGTTATTGGTATTCTGACTGTACCATCTGTATAGTCATCTCTTCTTCGTCTTCCAACTTGCTCATTAGCAAACTTCTGTATCTCTTGTTTATACTTTTGCTCGTATAAAGTCAACATATCTGCTGGACCCTTTAAAAAGCCATAAGTTTCTGCCAGACAGCAATATAATAAGCCATTTGGAAAATTTAAACTGATATAATTAGTGTCGTTATTCTCTAAAAGAGCAGGGGCTACATTGTAATGAACTCTAAATTTATATGTTGTATTTGGAACTGGGGCAAAAGCTATACGTCCTGATGTTGTATCAGATTCTCCCGTAGCTCCACCAAACATAGCGTAATATTTAGGTTGGCCTTGTGCTGCAGAAGTCCCAGTAACATCTTGATATTCTTGAAGGTAAGTGTAATCTTTTTTCTCTAACCATCTGTTAGGACCTGTTATCTCTGATCCTGCAGTATTATACACCTGTATTCCTCTAATAAAAACTGCACCAGCTGGAGCGTTAATAGTTTCTTGTCCAGCAACTAAACTTCCTGTTTGTTGCTTTCTATCAGCATCAATTGGCACGTCTCTAAAAATTCTATACTGTGCATTTAAAATAATATTTTCTAAAACAGAATCTGTTAAAACATTAGAATCAACTTCTGTATAACTTCTAATTTGTGTTTTTAATCCTGATGCGCTTAATCCTGCCATTATGGTTCTATAGTGATTGGGCCAACTGAGCAGCCATCACCTCCTCCTTTTACTCCTCCCTTTGTAGCAGTATCTGTATCAACTGTAAAATGGAAAAAATTAGCAACAGAATAGTCGCTAGTATCTCTAGCATCATTTATGTATAGGCCAGTTGTGATTGTATAACCAGCAGCTTTAGCTATGTTAGCTCCAGTTATGCCATCAAAACTACCTGGATTTGCAAAAGCAAAAACAGCGTTAGTGGGAGTGCCTGTTCCAGGAGATGTAGTCGCTGGACCTCTAAATCTTTGTGTGCTCCCGTTTGTTAATCCGTGTCCTGGAAATGATACGTTTATAATTCTAGACCCTGCTTCATACGTTTCAAAACCATCTGTTTGAATTAATCGTATAACTGATGGAGCGTTTCTACTTGGTCTTACATTACGCAAAGAGATTGCATCTCCATTCATGGGTTTTGGTTCTAATTGTGGTTGCTTTGGTTCAAATTCTGAAACGTGGACTAGAGAGCCATTCCACTCTCTAACCATTTCTATGTATGGAAATTCCATACCCGATCTATCTGATATTGCTTTTGCGTATTTTCCGGTTGCGTACTTAGCCATTATGTATTCGGATAATAAGCTTTAGGCGTAATATATGTGCTAGAAGCTGATCCGTCCTCCGCTAGTGCTCGAGCTAATTCATCTTCATAAACTAATTTCATAGCTTGAATTAATTCTGGTTTATATTTTTGTGCTAAATAATATGATAGTCCAGACACCATACAAGGTACAAATCTAAAAGGTACATCTGTTGCGTTAGTATAATCTCCCGCATCTTGAATTCTTTTTATAAAATAAAAATGCATGTCGTTTGATGCATTTGTTGAGTCTGGTGTTGGATATATATGTATTCTAACTCTGTCTATAAATCTCTCTACCCAATATTGATTAGGTGTTCCTTGAGATAATTTATTAGAAAATCCTGCATAAGTAGATCTATCTACTTTTGTCATAGGAGAATCAGATTGTGTTGTTTGAGTTCTATTCTGTCTTAGTTGTGCTTCAAGAACATCGGACATACCATAAATACCATTAGTTGGAGTTGTGGTTGCACTCGTGCCATCATCAGATGATCTAAAAAAATCATAATCAGATTGTCCTTGAACTAAATCAAGATTAGTTTCATCTATCTCCCAATAGTGAATACCTCTATTTCCCCATTCTTGAAGTAAAATATTTAAAGATCTTCTAGCGTTTTTTAATTGATAACCAGCTACGTTCTGTAAACCAATACGTTCAAAAGACTCTTCTACTATTTCATCAATAGCAAAATTTTTGTCGAACGTAGTTGTTCCTGAAGTAGTGTTAGCCATTTAAAACTCCTAGCCGTCAAAGTATATGGATAAACCAACTACCGCACCAGCAGTGGCCTGCATAAAGCATCCATCTGGAAAACGAATACCATCATCGGGTATATAAGGATCAATAAGATCATCTCTTACATATTCTGTGTGTTGAGTTGTTCCGCTTTGACTTCCATTTTTAAAGTTTACGTGTCCTGCAGCTGCTCCGTTTCCACTCATTCCTCTGATTCTAGTTGCTCCTGCAAAAAGAGTTCCAGTAGCTGCACCATCTTTTACACCTGCAGAAATGTTTGTAGTAATTGATGCGTCTGAACTAATACTTGTTACAGTTAAAAACGT